AATCAAGTGCCGGGACTTTCCATTCCGAGAAAGGATTAGGCGCTTTAGGTGTAGCGAGTAAGGCAAGACGAAGCTCATTATTGCGCTTGATTGCCGCATCTAGTTGATCTGAGATGCTTGTGGCTAGTGTTGCATTGCCGTCAAGTAAGGCCTTTTGCAGATTTAGTGAAAGGCGATCTGTCTCGCTAATCTGGCCTTTAAGGGCTGCTTCGATACCAATAGCTTCTAGGTTAAGAGTCTTTGATGCCTTCTGTAACGCTAGAGACTTCTTTTGTGTATCGAGATTTTTCTTTTGTAACGCTGCTAATTCCTTGGATCGTTTGACTGCATCGGCCTCTGCCTTTTTACGGGCTGCTTCTTGCTTTTGCAATGTGCTAACAGAAAGAACATTAGAGCTTGTCAAAGGCATAGCGTTTCTAGCAGGGTCAAAGATCGCTTTGATTTCTTCTGGGGTTGCCCCAGTAAATAAACCTTTAATTACTGTAGAGAATCTACCTACGGATCCGATTACATTAGCAATGCTTTGGGCTACGGAGTCGATCTTATTGACGAAATCTGTGACGTCCTTAGATTCTGTCAAAGTGATCATGGCATCGATCAAGCCCTTGCCAATCGTCTCGCTAGCCTCGCCAGCGGCGACAGTAAGCAAAGACATCTGGCCTGCATAAGTCTGTAATTGAGCCGAATTGGCTCCGCTAAATAAAGTATTAAGACGCGCTTGAACATCGACGTAACTCGATGTAGTCAATTCGGCTTGCGTTAAGCCTAGGTTATATTTTCTGAGACCGCGAGTGTTTCCTGTATATGCTCGACCGATATCCTGCGCCACAGTAGCCACGTCAATACCCGTCGCCGCTGCTACATCTAGAGCCTGATTAAGGATCTTTTGAGATTCTGTAACTGAGCCCGTGATCTGCAATAGTGCCTGCATCGATGGACGAAGTTGAGAATCGGTGACCCCAGATAAGCGAGATAACTTCTGGATGTAATCTTCAACTGCTGGAGCCTCGAACGCTAGGCCTAGATTTTTGACTGCAATAGCAAGACGAGTGGCTTCGCGCTGATCCTCAATAAATGCGCTAGCGGCATTCTTAGCGAACTTGAGAAGTTGCTGCGCTCCGAATACTCCTGCAAGAGTCTTGCCTAATTGCTTTACGCTTTTATCTAGACTGTTGGTCGCCTTACCAGCATCCTTAAAGGCCTTCTGACCCTTGAACTCACCGATGATCGAGGCGCGTAATTCAGCCATTAGTTAGCACTCCCATTGAATCTAGCGGCAGCCTTTTCAAGTGCCTTGATAATACTTGCCTTGGCCTTACCTTGATCTTGGTCATAAGCCTTAAACATTGCTCGACCTTGCATCTTTGCTCGCCCTGCGAATGAGCCTTGAAACCTAGGGCTGAAGTTGCCAGTCATTCCAGATTTACGGCCTGCGGTTTCAACGATTGCACCAGCGGCGGTCTTATTGTGAATCGAGACAGTCGATGACCAACCCTGGCGATTAGGCTTGGTAGGCGTGAGCTTGTAACCAATTCCCCGGCGAGCCTCAGCTGCATCGTACATAGGAAACTTGGCAGTCTTGACTTCATGCTTTACGAATCCAGATGGAGCCTCTGAGTTAGATGGAAGGAATCCTCTAGCCTTTTTAACCAAGGGTTTTAAGAATCCAACCATCTCGCCACGAAGTGCATTATCTAGATCAGGCGAGAATTGCTTAAGAGCCTTGCGGAACGCATTAGCGTTTTTTAGCTCTGTAGGCATCTGCCTGCTCCTTTGCTCTATCCTTCAATGCTGTTAATAACATCTGCAACATCGATGGATCTAAATCGATTAAAGATTGTGGAGGGATAGCTGTCTCAATGCTCAAGCGAGCGATGAGATAGTGGATGCTATCCCTGCCTAGGCCAAAGGGTCAGACTCTGCAACCTCTACACTCTTGAGAGTTTCGAGAAAGTCTGAGCCGAATGGCTTGACTGTGACTCCACTTAGTCGAAGGCCTTCCCATGCCAACCAATAGACATCTGACTGCTTTTCATCATCGCGGAACGCTTTGTGAAATCCCTTTTTAGCATATAGCTCGAACGCGTATTCAAGTCGAGGCGTGATCTCGATCTCGGTAACTGTGTTATCCGCTAGTGTGACTATTAACTTTGCCATGCTATGCCCCTTTGTTTAGTTTCTTAGAATGTACCTGTTGTGGCAACTGCGATAGTACCAGAGACGTTAAAGGTCGCTGAGATAGTTCCCAAGTCACCTACTGCGCCATTGATATCTGTCGTGTTGTTGATGAGGCAAGTCATTGTGTAAAGAGGGTTAGTCGCAGAAACTGCGGTTCCCTTTGTCTGTAGTAGAACTACTGTGACGTTAGTTCCCCATGCGGCTTGCAAGGTTGCCAATACTGAGGCAGATGCAGTGTCGTTTAGGAAGTCAATTGTGACAGATGATGCCTCAAGACCCTTGACGAACTTATGGCCTGAGTCACCCATTGCGGTCACTTCAAGCTCATCGAATGCGCGGTTAAGTGTTACTGATGTAACGTGGTCTGATAGATCGACTGAGTTTACCTTCACGCCGACGTTGTTGCTTAGAAATACAGCCATGAGATTATTCCTCGTCTTTCTTAGTAGTTACTGGCTTAGTTCCCACTCGGACATTTTAGCTCCAACTCGTTAGGACTGAGATATTGATATTACATGTAAGTAGATCACCTGAAGCGGCATTAAGTACGGCTGGAGCCGATACTTCTGTGACGTTGTAGGTGTAGGTCGATGCAGCGAGCAGGTTGAAAACCCGGACGATGTTATCTTCCATCCCGTTAAGGTTGCCTTCATTGTCGAGCAAAGGAACCATGACGGAAATTACGAAATTGGCCATAGGTGAGATCGATGCATGCCAGCCGTTAGACGGCGAGATGTAAGGATCTGCTGGCGCTACGATCACGCTATTTGCGATAGGTGTTGCAGGTGGGAATGAAAAAACTGAATACTTTGTATTGTCAGTAAGTGCTGAGGCGATGCCTGCGCGGAGTGTTGAGATGGCGGCCATTAGCCCACCATCGATCTCGGATCAAGATAAGGAGCGATCAATCCGCGAACGCGAGCTAGAAGGGTATTGCCCATGCGGTAAGGACTTGGTGCATAGCCATCGATGGTGACTCCGCCTGAAGATGGAGCCTGGCGAGACTGCCAGATGTCGATCGAAATCATAAGAGCAGCTTCTTGAATTGCTGGAACTGTTGAAGGATCGAGATAAGTATCTGCCGCAAGTAGGCCATAAGGGTTGATCGGATGGCGTGGAGTTACTGCGTTGTTATTGCCTGTGATCGCATAAGTGATTGAGTAAGTATCGCGACCTGTAATGGTCTTTGATCCATTGTGCTTAGATCCTGCGCCTGTGATGTTTATTGTTTGGCCAACGTATAAAACATCGACAATTGAATCCTGAAAATAAGAAGTGCCAGTATTGGCGGTATTGCTATGCCCAATAATTGAAAGGGTATTTGCCCAAATGAATGGCAAGAGTACGTTATCTGCGGCGTCGCAGACTTGTTGCAAGACTGCATCAATATAGAGAGTGCCGACGCCGAGGGCGGTGCGAAGCTCTGCAACTGTTGTCAATGCCATGCTCTTATCCTTTCTAAAGACTCCAGGGGTAGAAGGGCACTACCCCTGGAGCGACTTAGTGTGGCTTACGCCTTGTTGTTCTTGAATGCGCCAGCGCCAACCTTAGTTGCGATTGCGCCGAAGCCGTAGTAACCAATTGTTACCTGTCCTGCTGCAGTTGATTCTGCGCGTAGGCGGTAAGTTGGTGACTCGTACCATGTGTAAGCATCTGGGTTTACGATGAGGATAGTTCCATCGCCATCGCCAGCGTTTGTAGGATCGACGTAGAGGTTAAGACCTGCGACGTTACCTGTGAGTGATGTAGGTGCTACAACTCCGCCTGCGTTCATTGGCTGTGAAGCTGTGTAGATAGGGCGTCCTGCATCGTTAAGCGACATGATGTTTGACCATTGTCCTGTTGATACGACCATGTTGCGAGCAAATGGATTTGGAAGTCCTGCTGTTGCAGCGTAGACAGATGCCGATCCACGAGCAACGATTCCTAGGAGTTCGGCTGCTGTTGGGTAAGTTACTGTTGTTGTTGCATCTGCTGTTGCACCAGCGATAAGCGCAGCGTTTACTGCTGAGTTAGTAGCCTTTGCGTAAGCTGCTGCCATGTTGCGGACAAGCTCATCAAAGAATGCTGGAGATGTACGATCGAGCAATTCGACAGAGAATGTCTGCTGTCCGGCGTACTTCTTGACTGATACTGAAAGGAATGCTGCATTTTGATCTGTGTCAGAGAATGCTGCGTCTTCTGCTACATCTGCAACTGTTGGCATCTGTGTGATCTTTGGGATCTCAAAAGTCATGCCTGCATCTGGAAGAACTCCGCGTGAGATCGCATCGATTGATGGACGGATTGTTGTTCCAAGTGGGTTGATAATTTCAGACAATTGACGTGTTGGTACGAGACCAGCATTGTCTGTTGTGTTGTCTGCTGCTGCGATGTACTGACGTGCTGACTCATCGCCAAGTGCTGCGCGAATTGAGTTCTCTGCGTACTTTGCAGCTGTTAGTTCAATGCGTGGCTTTGTGTAAGCCATTGCTGTTACAGCAGGGCGAGCAGCTTCAACTGCGGCAGCCTCAACTGTAGGTGTTGCTTCGACTGCCTGAACCAAACTTACTTCGAGCAGGTCAGCGCTCGATACATACAGAACGCCATTCTTAGGCTTTGCTGCATTGACCATGACTCCGACTGAAAGACCAGTACGAAGTTCTTCTGAGGCTTCGATAAGAGCATCTGTGCCACGGGATGATTTAGAAATCTTGAATGAGGCGTAAATGCCATCTTCTGTTTCATTGAAGAATTGAGCGCGGCCGATTGGCTGCTTTGGATCATGCTCTAATAGGAGCTTCACTTTGCTTGAATCAGCTATGTTAATCGCTCCGCGCTCAAAAACAACTGCACCAGCAGAGGTGTTACCGACCTCGCCGTCAAATGGCACGATCTTGCCAGAGATAGTGCGCGCTGCGCTATCTGCAGTAAGTTCTGCCGAGAATGTAAGCATCTCGCTCATATCATTCCTTCGCTTCCGTTAGGTGTTAGGTCTGTCATTGCCATTGCTTGTTCCTGGGTGATCAACTGGAGATCGAGCATCTCACGGATCACTGCTAGTTCTTGCAATGGGTCAGTACGTAGATAATTCTTGTCGATGTCAAACTTGACGATGTTTCCACGAGCCGTGATGTCATCCATAGATAGACGATCCTCAATGGCTGAGATAAATGGCTGCAAAGATAGCGTCAGGAACTGAAGCCTTTCGTCTTGGACGTTGGCATAGGTCATTGTCGTGTTCTGATCT